CTTCATCGTAATCTCTTAGACCACCAACTTTGATTTCTTCTTTACGGACAATATCAGAAGTTATTGTTTTGCCGAGAAGAGACCATCTAATTTGTCTACCAGATACCGAAAACTTATCACTATGTATGACAGGCATGCCTGAATTACCAGTGTCAAACTTAGCAACAATTTCTCCAAAAGGTTTAATTGTGACCACTTCTTTATAGCCACACTCCGTTGGAGTAGTATATCTATTTCCTTTATCAGCAAAATGCTGGATAACCTCACGAGATATGTTCTGATTACTCGCATCTTCTATTCCCTCAGTTCCTGGTGATGAATTCACCTCTAACATAAATGGTGGTTCTTTCTCTCTATTTTTACTAGGTATGAAATCAACCGCCGACCATGTCCCGTTTACTGCTTTAGCAGCTCTAAGACTTTCTTCTATTTCTAATTCTGTTAGTTCAATGTTTTCAGGTTCTGAACCTTGTGACACATTTGACCTGAAATCTCCTTCAATAACTGGTCGCTTCATAGCTGCAATCACTTTACCACCTAATACATGTACTCTAACATCATAATCTGTTTTGATATATTGTTGTGCCAATAAATCTGCGTCTTCATCTTGTTTGTGTATTAGTTGTACAATACTGTCTAATGACTTAGCACTTTCAACAAACAATACACCGACACCTTTACTACCTCTTAAAGTCTTTAAGATAAGAGGAAATTTAAGACCAGCATTCTCTACTTGTTCTACTGATTTTTCGGGGTCGTTTATTAAAAAGGTTTTTGGTTCTGTTAAACCATAGTCTGCAAGTCTTAATGAAGTTCTATACTTATCAGCACAAATTGAAATACATTGTCTATTATTAACTAAAGTAACTTCTTCTTTTTCTAAAATAGAAACAAAGTCCATCCAACTATCTTTTCTGGTAATTGAACCTCTAATAATAGCAACTGTTTTTTTGTCGATTTCAAAACCTTTTTTATCGTCTTTGTTATGAAATCTACGGACACCATCTTCTAGTGTTGTGTAACCACCAGTAAGTTTAAATAGGTAATGTGGATATTTTAATTTATCACACTCTTCCTGTAATCTATCAGCAGTATGAAAAGTCTTCGCCTCTTCAGGTTCATCTGTTACGATGAGTAATCTTAGAAAGGGTTGTTCTTTTTTTGCTTCTGATAAGAAGTCTTTAAACTTTGGTACTAACATTTCCGCCATCAGTTCCTTCAATCTTTTTGCCTATATTATATTTAGCAGTCAAACTCCATTCATTTTTTTCTTTAAATGGTAATACTTTAATTTGGCTTAATGGTGCTTTTTCTTCTACTTTTTTAGTATCAACAATTGCAACCAATGACCAATCTTGTAGTAATAATGCTATAGTATTTCTTCTTTGTATATCATTTTCTACAAGAGTAGATTTTTTGCCGTCTAAAGCAAACAACTCTTTAAAGTGTGTAATGTAATACTTGCCTTGTTTATGTAAAATATGGCATGATTGGTATAATGTTTTGTCTTTACGACTAGCAACACCAATTCTTGTTAATGTTTCTCTGATTTTTAAAAAATCGTCTGGTTGTGAGATAGTGACCTCTAACATATCACTAGCTGACCAGCTTATAATTTCTTCACTCATTTTCTTTTTCTCCCACCCTTAGAAAGGTTTATTCTTATACTTTCAATTTGGTCATTAGACAATAGGTTGAGAGCTTCTTTTGCTTTTGTGTTACTGTAACCATAATACTCTTTCACTATATCCATGTCTTTTAGTTTGGCTTGTGATAACCACTTGCCACCAAATCGCTTCTTCTTTCGGATACTATTTATAAGATAGTGAAATTGCATTGTTTTTGGTAAGAAATGATAACCATTCATTTCATTAGCATTCATCACGGTATCATAATGCATAGATACACACTTGTTAATAATGAATGGTGCATACTTCTTAGTCCATTCGGTGTCTTCACTATCAAGTAAAGGTTCTTTACTGTAGTTGATAGAGTTTAGGTAATCTTTCAATTCATACATAATATTTAATCTCTTTCGGTGTGAAAGGCAATTTAGTCAATACAAAATTTACTACATCTTCTAGTTCATCATCTCTTAGATTATATAGTTCTTGTTGATTTTGTGTTAACTGAATTCGTCTGCCTTTGTATAGTTTTTTTACAATACCTTCCGCTTCATATGTTTCTAATGTTGATGATAATACAATCTCTACATAACATCTGAAATCATTTCCTGGTTGGTTTCTACTTCGCATTACGGCACTAAGAAATTTGGCCTGACCGATTTTTAATTCACCTCTTGCAAGAACACCTGTTTCGAAATCTTGAATGTGTGACCTGCCAAAGTATAATACAAACCGTTCTTGACCGGCTTCTTCATAACCAGTGCCATCTTTGGTCTTCTGAGTTCTATGGCCTTCATCTAGTCTATCTTTACAATAGTCTAGGTAACCAATACCTTTTATCATTACACCCTCTATTTGAAATTACAGTTTGCCATAATCTCTGTTAGACAGGCAACCATATTGATTTCTTGGTCAGCAACAAAGGCGGCTTTGTATTGATAACCTGCAATAATTAATACTGCTTGAGGTACTGATTTACTTTCAAGTGCCTCATACAAACTACTGTAGATTGTAGAAAATAAAGAAGATGGTTCTTTATCTAAATTATTAATAACCCACTTTCGCATATCATTAAACTTTTTATCTTTTAAGATTTGCATAAGTTCTTTGTTATTAGTTTCAGATAGATTAAACAAAACACCACTATCAATCTTACCTCTTACAGAATATCTTTGTAACTCATTAATAGTCCGTCTGAAATCAGGATAATGTTTTTGTATAAGTTCGGCAAGAACCTTTGGGTCAAACTCAACTTGTTCATCTTTAAGAATACCAGATAGTCTGGTCATCAATGCTTTTGCTGTCTTAACTTTTTGACCATTCTTAATAGCAAAGTCAATTACTGTACACCTACTATGCAAAGCAGGTATAATTTTCATCTTGTAATTACAAGTAAAAATAAATCGACAATTCTTATAGAATGTTTCAATGAAGTTACGCAAGGCAGGTTGAACGGACTCGGCATTCATATAGTCTGCCTCATCTACAATCACAACTTTATGATTGGAATGTTCTGTTAATGATACTGTAGAGGCAAAGTTTTTAATCTTATGCCTTAATGTATCAATCTGTCGGCCTTCATCTGAACCATTGATGATGATATAATCAGCACCCATTTCTTCACATAATGCACGAGCAACAGTAGTCTTACCTGTACCGGCAGAACCACTTAATAACAGATTTGGTATTTCGCCTTGTTTAAGAAACTCTTGGAATGTTTCTTTTAAGTTCTCTGTAAGGATACAATCCTTAATTTTTTGTGGCCGATATTTCTCAACCCACAAATACTCTTCTGACATAATATATTCCTCACTTTATTCATTATTTAGTTTCTTTATCATATTTATAGGTAACATCATAGCCACCTTTTCTATCTGTCCACCAATCATCATCTCTATCATAATCTAATTGAGAAACAAAGTCATAAAACTTATCACTTTCCTCATCTGTTGGTGCTTCACCCTCCGGTTCCATACCACCAAATGTTTCTTGGTCTTGGTGTGTTAGAATTTCTTTAAATCTTTTTACGGATCCAAATTCTTCTATGATAGCTTCGTCTGGACAATCATATTTAAATTCAGAAGCTACTGAGTGCCATTCGGTTTTAGTAAACTCTGTCATTATTAAAACTCACTATCAGGTTCAACAGCAATCCAGTATTGGACTTTTTGGCTTCTGTTTACAAAGTGTGAAATCTTTGCTTGAGAAATCGCCACATCATAGTCGCCCATAATCATTTTAAGGTTTTCAGTTTTGAAATATGCCTTAAAAGTTTTATCTGTTGCACCTACTTCAATAGAATAATCATTTGAAGATGGAGTTTTCTTATCTAAGGCAACCAATTTGATTGTACTACCATCGCCTTCAACAGCAACATCTGGTAAACCAAGTGTATTGACACCTTTCATAAGTTTAGTAAACATCTCTTTGGTAAGTTGGAATGTTACAAACTTATCAGGCATTGTAATAGGCTTTGTTGGTGCCACTACAACCGATTTATCTGCAAAATAATACTTAATAGATTGTTTACCATTTGCATCTTTAATAGTAAGTTTCTGACCACCATTAAAGTTTAAAGTTGCTTTGTCAAACAAATCAACTGCTCGTAAGAATTCAGGCAAATCATAGATTGCAAATTCTTGTTCAAACTTCTCACCGATTTCAGCTTCTGCCAAAATGTTTTTAAGTGTAGAGATAGTTTGAATTTTGTTACCGACATTAACTACGATACCTTGGTTGATATCAGAAAAGTTTTTTAGTACGGCAACTGTTTCACTACTTATATTCATAATATATTTCTCCTTTAAAAAATTAATTATATATCATATCTCATCAAATGGCAAGGCCAAGATACTTAGCCACATTCTCTGGAGATGTTTCACCATATGGGTCATTTTCACCACTATCTTTAGGTTCAATAAACCATTTCTCAATTGCATTATCATTTACGATACATGCATAACGCCATGACCGATTGCCAAAACACACATCTGATTTGTCAACAAGCATACCCATATGGTCTGTGAATTCACCATTACCATCAGGTATTACTTTAACATTTTTGATGCCTAAGTGTTCTGCCCAAGCGTTCATAACGAAACTGTCATTAACAGATACTACATAGATTTCATCTATACCAGCATCTTTAAATTTTTGATAATTCTCTTCGAAACCTGGTAGTTGATATGTACTACAAGTAGGAGTAAATGCACCAGGCAATGAGAATAGAATTGACTTTTTACCTTTGAATAATTCAGTAGAGGTTTTACCGACATATTCACCTCCGATAGGACAACCTCCGTCTTCAGGTTGTTCATCGCCTACACGGCATTGAAATGTTACTCTTGGTATTACTGTCGCTATTTCCATTCTATATCCTTCATATTAAAATTTGGAGCGAGTAGGGAATTTCGCAATCCCGACCTCTTCGTTGGCAACGAAGCGCTCTACTTCTGAGCTATACTCGCAATTTGGAGCGGAGTGATTGTACTGCCCAATCTTCTCTTGGTTGGAAACCAAGTGTGTTACTTTTATACTAACTCCGCATTTATTCATTGTTTACAATAATACACTAAAGGCGTCCTAATGTCAAGCCTAGGACGCCAATAGCCTAATTATTATTTAATGTTGATAGTTCTAGCTTTCTTATGGTCTGGAACAATCTTCTCTAAAGATACTTTTAAAAGTCCGTCTTTTAATTCAGCACCTTTAACTTCGATATCATCAGCAATTGTAAAAGATTTAGTGAAGCTTCTTTTAGCAATACCTTGGTGTAAAACACCGTCATTGTCTTCTACTTCTTTTTCTTCTTTTGATTTTACTGATTGAATTTTAAGAATGTTATCCTCAAAATCTACCGAGATATCTTTTTTACCATAGCCTGCTAACGCAACCTCAATATTATATGTTAAAGAACCTGTCTTTACAATATTATATGGTGGATAGTTATTAGCCGCCATCTGTGGTAAATGATTGGACATGTTATCGAAATGGTCGAACATATCATCAAACCCCACTGTGAATGGTCTAAGGCCTGTAAAAATTGAATGAATTGCTTTGTGATTTGTCATATTAATCTCCTTTGTTAAGCAAGTTAAATTTGATACCTCTTATGAGCGTATCATAGTTATTTATATAATCATTATCTATCATATTTCAAGTGGTAGTTTTTTGTATATTAGAGGCTATAAAAAACTACCAAAATCGAGCCGCAGCTTAAGTTTGTTCAGAGTTAAAACCAGGCGCAAATGCCAAAACACTCATTCAGGTTAACGCTAGCGCCCCTGAATTCTGGTGGGCTGAGGTAGGTCTCACCCTCATTATACTAACTTATCTTACTAAGTCTATCACCACTTTTTACTGACCTGTATGCCATGTAGTGCTACGAAGACCAATGAGCCCGAATTAGGTGGTGGTTTTGTTCAGACAGACCACCAACTGCTGACTATTAGGTGTTTTAACACTGGCGTCACCCCTTCCTCGCAGTAGGTCTTACGATTTGCCTACTCCCCTATTTATTACATAACAGGCACAGGCGAGGGAATTTCTTTATCTCATTTGTTCTAACTTCTTCATCTTCTTCTTGTAATTCTTTATGCCTTCTTTTTTCTTTTCTCTTTTGATTTCAGATGGCTTCTGATAATATTCTCTTGCTCGTAACTCTTTAACAAGGCCACTCTTTTGTACTTTTTTCTTAAGCACTCTTAATGCCTTTTCTAAGTTACCGTTTCTTACTTCAACATATACCATGTTGTCCTTTCCGTTAAATTGAGTAGTGTTATTTATAATAAGGTTGGTGGGGGACACTACTCCCCCACCAGGACACTACTATGTTTTGATGATATTAGATAACATCGTTGTCATCTGAGGCATCATCATCCTCATCCACTTGTGAAGATATATCAGCCTGTCTAGCCTCTTCGCTTATCTGCTCAGCAGTAGCGCCAGCATCGACTTTACTGTATAACTCCATAAATGAATTCTTAGTGTCATCATCGAACCTGTTTACACACACTTCAATAGCTTTCATTTTGTTCGCTTTGAAAATGTTGTAAGCCTGTACAATGTGTACTAGTCTTCTAGTTGAAATAATCTCATCGACACCACCATCAAAGTAGGTCTTTCTGATTACATCAGCCCATGTTACTAGTTTCTGACAAAACTCTTTATCAACCTTACCGAATGTACCCATAGTATTAACTAGGATTTTTTCTTCTACTTTAGCAGAAGGATAAGATTGTTCAAATGTAATTGGAAATCTTTCTAAGAAAGCTTCGTTAAGTACATTTGTACCGATGAATTTACCGTCATCACTACCTTGACCTTTTGTATTGGCAGTAGCAACAACTGTGAAACCATCAACTGGTTTTACAAACTTGTTAATCTTTTTAACATAGACACCGGATCCTTCTAAGATAGGTTGTAAACACATAATCTTATTAGACGCCAAGTCAATCTCATCGAGTAGAAGCACAGCGCCTCTCTCCATGGCTTCGATTACAGGACCATTCTGCCAAACAGTTTGACCATCTTTAAGTCTGTAACCACCAAGCAAATCATCTTCATCGGTTTCGATAGTGATGTTCACTCTGATTAATTCTCTTCTGTTCTCAGCACATGCTTGAGTAACACCAAAAGTTTTACCGTTACCAGAAAGACCAGTAATAAAAACAGGATAGAAAATCTTGCTTTTGATAATAGACTTTAAATCTGGATAGTTACCAAACGAAACGAATGTACTATCTTTTTGTGGTACGATATTACCAACCAAACTAGAAACAACATAAGCGGCTTCAGTGTTTGAGGTTTGAGGTGCCAACACCTTTTCTGTAGGTGTAACTTTTGCTGAAGACACTTGGTCTTCGTTTTCAGTAGGCAATTTGAATAAAGACTTACCAAGTTTGTAGTCTTGGTTCTTAATCAACCATTGTGGTGCATACTTACAACCAAAATGGGCATTAGCCTCTTTAAGTTGAGTAGTAGTCAACTCATTTGTGCCGAAAGTTTTTAGAGCGTAATCGACAAACTCTTTTTGTTTCAAGTTTAACATAGTGTATGTGTCCTTTTGTTAGTAGTTAATAATATAAGTTTCTTTTCTCACTTTACGGTACCATCCTACAGGTACTTTTATCAAATGGCAAGCGTTATTTTCACTTTTTTTAAAGTTTTTTTTCGTTGCCAGGTGCGACATCTACGCCACCTCCTTGATAAATTTGTTTAAGACCACTCTGGAAACCAATCTTGATTGCATTGATTTACCAAATAGTCTTTTGAATTCTGACGGTGTTGCTTTCTTAATCTCAGCATCATCAAAACTAAAGTTCTCAACATTCATTCTTTTGCCATCAAGCAAGAAGTATTTGTTGTAACCATTTTTATTGATAGCAATTGCTTTATCTCTAGTCATTTCTTTTCTAAGAATATTGTATTGCTTTTCTCTTTGTAACCAATCGCCATCACAATACTGTTCAATATCCCATCTTCTAACTCTTTTAAGAATATAGAAACCAACATTGTTAGTTTGATTTTTTACTGAAATAAGTTTTAGTAATTTATCAGTAAGACCCCAATCTTTTACTACAATCTTTTTCTTACCATGATTGATAACTTTTACACCATCGTAACCAACATATTTTCTGTTTTCGATATTACCATATTCATCTAACATTCCAGATGATTTGATATAACCTCTGAATGAGTTAGCACCACCATCGGTCAAGGTAATAAATGTCATCTTCTCAATATTGTATTTTTGTTTGAACAATGGTATCAACTTATCCATAAACACAAGTGCTTCATTTAATGGTGTGTTACCAAGATACAATGAAGTAGGACAACCAAAGCTTTTGTATCTGTACATTTCAGCTGCTTCATTCCAGTTTTTAGTGTAAGTATAGTTGTGAGTATAGTATTTACCAAAGTGGTACATATACATACATGCTGTTTCAAATTCTTTCTTTTTCATTCTGTGACTAAAACAGTTTACAAGATTGAAGTCATCAAACATCCAATCGCCTTCTTTATGATTAAAAGACTTTTTAGCTTTTTCTTTTCTTTCAGAGGTAAAGAAGTAAACTTCAAAAGGTATGTTTACTTTTCTACAAAACTCAACAAGGTTTAATAATTGTTCAACTGTATTACCTAGTGTATCAGACATGGATCCAGACCAATCTAATAACATAATCATACCATGGTTTTTACCGTCAGGTATAATAGTCAATCTTTTAAAGATATCATCTGAAAATTTGTAGTCTTTAAGTTTTAATGGGTCAAGGACACCAGTTTTATCTTGCGATGCTCTCTTGTAAGCAGTAGCAGATTTTTTCATCTCAAATTCTTTTACAAGATACATAACAGTTTTCTTGTTATCGTTCTGAAATTTTTTGTATTCTGCTTTTAAGAATGACATATACTTAGCATCATCATAATTATAGTGTCTTTGATTAACCCTTTCATCAGATATAATTTTGAAGTATTCTTTGTAAGTAATAATACTATCAAGGTTTGCATCAGGCATATTAGCATAGTGATATGTTGAAGCGCCTTTGTCTAGTAACTGACTTTTTGCTCTCTCAAAGGCATCATCTGTAATTGCTCTAAGAGCTGGCATTTCTTTACTACCATCAGAACCTTTAGCGAAAGCTTTTGGTGTATCATCACCATCTTCTACTTCATCATCACCAGTTTTGTTAGAGGCACTAGAAGATTTACTTTTTTCTTCTGATTGTTCCTCACTGTCAGGTTTATTGTTGTCATGGTCACCATAATTATTGAAATCATTTTTTTCATCAGCGTCATTATCATCACCTGAACCATCTTGGTCATCAGCGTCATCAAAATCATCTTCATCAGATAAATCATAATTTTGTGCAATTTCTAAGTCATCGAAATTAGGTAACTTTTGCATCTGTTCAATTTGTTCTTTCTGCCATGCCAACATTTCATTAGCAAGTTTAAGAACATCATCAAAGGTAACAAGAGCATCAACTTTAGATAACCATTCATTGTCTTGGTCATTGAAGTCAAAAGGCAATCTGTTTAAAGATTTAGACCTTAGATTAATCTTGTCAATAGTCATAAGGTCAGTATTAATATTTTTACCTTTAAGACCAAAGAAATTCTTTTTTTCAAGGATTTCAAAACCATTCATATAGTTTTTCACAACACCAGGATACTTAGCTTGAATTAACTTATCAATTCTAGTATCTTCTAACACATTTACATAAGACCTCAACTCAGAAGAACCAATACCTTCCCACTCTTCATATGGAGTCCAAAGGGCATGAGAACATTCGTGAGCAATTAACATATCATATACATCACCTTTTTGCTCTTCGAAAATAGGCAATGTTAATACTCTGTTCTTTACATCGAAAGAAGCAGTAGCTACACTGTTATGTTGGATTGTAATATTCTCAGTAGCAAGTAATTTTGCTAGATTTGATTTGACTTCTAAATTGATAGT